TTCAAGCAGAAGACGGCATACGAGATTACTACGCGTCTCGTGGGCTCGGAGATGTGTATAAGAGACAGCCCCAAATTGTAACGATTTTTAGGGGGTAGGAGGTCAATAAGACCCATTTTATATAGATATTAGGAGGTGAAGTGGGAAATGGCTGGAAAATACAAAGTGTTGCAAATGTCGAAGGGTGATTTGACCAAAGAACGGCAGGAAGCCAAACTACATGCGGAATTGATGGCCAAAGATGGCATTCCAAAACTTCAGGTAACACCGCCTAATCATCTTGACCCAGTCGCAAAACAAGAATACAAGCGAATCATCGAATCTTTGGGGACCTTACCACTTAGAAATCTTGATCGCGCCGAGTTGGAAAATTATTGCACATGGTATTCCGTTTATAAAAACACTTCGGTCAACATGAAGCTGGCTTTAAAGAATGGAGATCAAGATGAGTATTATGCATACGTTGGCATATTGAATAAAGCAACGGCAAATATTAAAAGTCTAGCCAGTGATCTTGGTCTTAATGTCAATAGCCGGATGCAGATGAGCATGCCTAAGACCGAAGCACAGAAAAATGATTCAATCATTGATACTTTTGGCTGACTGCGATGGAGGTGATGTTGGTTGTCAAAATTTAAGGATCCAATGCCTAATTTCATAAAGCGTGTGCTGGACGGTCGTCTTATTACCTCTAAGGCAGTTAATCTCGCGGTGAAACGGCATCAAGAAGACTTGAAACGAACAGATTGGCGATGGCGTTATGATCCAAATCTAGCGGGAAAGGCAGTTAAATTTATGGAAATTCTGCCAGAACCAAAAAGTGGGAAACCACAACCATTAGCACCGTTTCAGAAATTCATTATTGGCAGTATATATGGCTGGGTTGATAAAGATGATTCAAATATAAGGCGATTTACCGATGTGTTCATTTCGATGGCACGAAAAAACGGTAAGTCGCTTTTGATTTCTGGCGTCATTCTGTATGAGTTTCTGTTCGGAAAGAATCCAGCCAACAAACGGCAATTATATACCGCTGCTAATGATCGCAAGCAGGCCGGCATTGTATTTGGAATGGTCAAAGACCGATTACGTGCGCTCATGCGGAAAGACCCTGGTATCAAACGAATGGTTAAGATTACGCGAGATGAACTTGTCAATTTAGACGACGGGTCAACAATTCGTTCATTCTCTCGTGATACAGGACTTGTCGATGGCTATGAACCCCACGTTGCGGTGGTTGACGAATATGCCAATGCTAAAACAACAGATATGATTGAAACCCTTGCCTCAGGGCAGGTGTTACTGCCTAGTTATCTGACGTTCATCATTTCAACGGCTGGATTCGACATGAACGTGCCGATGTTTCAACAAAATTATCCGTATGCCAAAAAGGTGTTGTCCGGTGAAGAAAAGGCAGAACGCTATTTTGCATTTATTGCTGAACAAGACAACGTACAAGAGGTTGATGACCCCAATTCTTGGATCAAATCGAATCCGCTACTTGACGTTGATACCTTACACGGCCAAATCAGTGATTATCTGACGAATAAGTTAGCTCAAGCTCGTGCTGATGGCAGTCTAAACGCTAAATTGGTCAAAAACTTCAATATTTGGCGACAGGCTACAGAAGACAGTTATCTAGATTTCGATGCTTGGAAAGCGGCAGAGCTGACCGACAAACCTGATATTCGTGGGCAAAGAGCATGGATTGGCATTGATGTCGGTCGTACAAGCGATCTATTCGCTATTTCTTGGCTAATCCCCCAGGAGGGCTGGTGGTGGCTTGATGGTTATGCATTTGTTGCTTCAAAAGGTGGAATCGATAACAAAATCAAGACGGATCGGATTGACTACTTGGCTGCTGAACAACACGGCGAAGGCGAGATCAGCAGCTTAGAGTCAGGTATCATTGACAACGATCGGGTATATGAATGGCTCGAAGACTTCATTGAACGTAATGACATAGATGTTCAAGGAATCATGTACGACCCTTATCAATTTGGACCAATGCTAACGGCAATTGAGAAGAATCATCCTGAGTGGCCGATGGTACAGGTGCGACAAGGAACGCTGACACTGTCAATGCCAACTAAGCAGTTCCGCGATGATGTTATAGGCGGTCGCATAAAGCATTCAGATAATCGCATTATGCAGGCCGCCGCAATGAACGCGGTTCTAATGTCTGACAACAACGGCGTCCGTATTAATAAGAATAAGTATGCTAACAAAATAGACATGATTGATGCCACGCTTGATGCTTATGCCATCGCTTTCAAGGAAGACTTGGACAACTATTTGGACGACGATCGTGTGTTTAGTGACGACTTTGGCTTTTAGGAGGTGAGAACGTGAATGGAAAACTAGCTAACTTTTTCAGAATTCTTGGCGCAAATATGGCTGGAATTGCCACTGTTTTAGGATTCATTTTAGCTGGATATGGGGCTTTTTTGATCAATAGGCCTACTGGATTCATGGTTTGCGGCGGCTTGTTGTTTGTTCTCGCCTTTATTCTGCTGCTTCCTGATAACGAAGGGAGGTGAGATGAATGAAGCTATTTCGAGGATTGGCAACCGAAGTGGACCCTCACTGGGCAGATCATTTGCTTGACTCTGGAGTAATTCCATCATTTCGAGGTGGGTACCTTGGCATTTCTGCCTTACGGAATTCTGACGTGCTTACGGCTGTATCGATTGTTTCGGGTGATGTTAGTCGTTTTCCGCTAGTAATAACGGAAAGCTCAACCGATGAAGTTATTGACTTAGCCAATATTGAATACTTGATGAATACAAAGGTAAATAAGCGGCTGTCGGCTTATCAGTGGAAATTTTCCATGATGGTCAATGCAATTTTGACTGGCAATGCTTATTCGCGTATTGTGCGCGATCCGATAACCAACGAACCAGCTATGTTTGAGTTCTATGCCCCATCACAGACGCAGGTGGACACAAGCGACCCCGATAACATCATCTACCGTTTCACGCCTTACAACTCTAGTATGCAAAAAATATGTGGATTTGAGGACGTCATTCACTGGAAGTTTTTCTCATACGACACAATCATGGGGCGCTCACCGCTGTTGTCGCTTGGTGATGAAATTGGACTGCAGGAGTCAGGCGTTTCAACGTTACAGAAGTTCTTCAAGAGCGGCTTGAAAGGCTCAATTATCAAAGCAAAGGAGAGTCGCCTGTCCGCCGAAGCACGTCAGAAAATTCGTGAAGATTTTGAAAGGGCACAGGCAGGTGCTGATGCTGGATCACCAATTATAGTTGACGCAACGATGGATTATCAGCCGTTGGAAGTTGATACCAACGTTCTTAATCTGATTAACAGCAATAACTATTCAACAGCGCAGATTGCGAAGGCTTTGCGGGTGCCAGCGTATCGATTAGCCCAAAATAGTCCCAACCAGTCCGTTAAACAGTTGGCTGATGACTATATTCGCAATGATCTTCCATTTTACTTTGAACCGATTACAAGTGAGTTTGAACTAAAGCTGCTTGATGACGCGCAACGGCACCAATATTGCATAGAATTCGACACAAAATCAGTAAACGGATTGCCGATTGATGACGTAAATACAGCAGTTAATGGCGGACTGTGGACTGGAAACGAGGGACGTGCGGAGCTTGGAAAGAAACCGTTAAAAGACCCGAACATGGATCGTATTCAGTCGACACTTAACACAGTATTTCTTGATCAAAAGGAAGCATATCAAGCTGAACATGCAGCAGAATTGAAGGGAGGTGATACTAATGCCAAAGGAAATCAGAATGGCAGCGGCACCAATGCAAATTCGTGATGGTGATGATGATCATCCTACGGTCATCGATGGGTATGCATTAAAATTCAATCGGAAGTCTGATCCAATGGGATTCGGTGATTATTCTTTTAGAGAGCAAATTGACCCTCATGCCTTAGATAATGCTGACATGAGTAATGTAGTTGCGCTTTTCAACCATGATCAGAACCAAGTGTTAGGACGAACTGGTATCAATTTGCAGCTATCAGTTGATGACACAGGGCTGAAATACACGCTGACGCCTCCGGACACGCAGCTTGGCCGTGACTTGTTGGAAAACGTTCGTCAGGGAATCATCAGTCAGTCGAGTTTTGCATTCACGATTCCTGATGATACAGATGCCCAAAAATGGACTCGCGATGGGGATGCTGAGGCTCCATACAATCGCTTGATTAGATCAATTGATCATATATATGATGTCTCTCCAGTAACCACGCCAGCATATCCGGATACTGAGGTAAAGGTCGGAGCACGATCGTTGGAACAGATAAAAGCGCTAGATCAGCCGCCAGAATGGGAACTTAAGCGGCGTAAGATGCTTTATCAATTGAATAAAGAGAACTTGCTCAAAGGCATCGAATAATCGGTGCCTATTTTTATACAAAAAATAAGGAGGGTCACTAGATGACTTTAGATGAAAAATTAGCTGCTGTTAAAAAGCAACTTGATGAAAAGCGTTCAGCGTTGCCAGCTATGAAGACAGAACTTCGTTCTTTACTTGAAGGTGAAGATTCCGAGGAAAACCTGAAGAAGGCAGAAGGCGTTCGTGCCAAGTATGATAAAGCTGGCAAAGAGATCAAAGATCTTGAAGAAAAACGTGACTTATACGAGGCTGCGTTGAAAGGCAATGAACAGCCGAGTGGCAAGAAGCCAGATCATCCGGAAGAGCATAGCTATCGCGATGCACTGAATGCTTATTTGCATACTCGTGGTCGTCATACTGATGGCGTCAATTTTGAAAAGACAGAAGCTGGTGAATTTGCAATTTTTCGTGGCAGTCCTACTGATGCCAGTGATGCTGTAAATGCAGGTGTTAAGTCAGCAGATGCGGCCGCGACCATTCCGGAAACCATTAGCAACAACCCGCAACGTGAATTGCAGACTGTTGTTGATCTGAAGCCTTTCACGAACGTATTCCAAGCCTCTACACAAAAGGGCACTTACCCAACAGTTGCAAATGCTACAACCAAGATGGCTACTGTTGCCGAGTTGGAAAAGAACCCAGCAATGGCAAAACCGAACTTCAAATCGATCGACTGGTCTGTTGAAACGTATCGTCAGGCTCTTCCAGTTTCACAGGAATCTATTGACGACTCCGCAATTGATTTGGTTGGCCTGATTGCCCAGAACGCACAACAAATTAAGGTCAATACGACTAACAGTGCCGTTGCAACTCTGCTGAAAGGCTTCACTGCCAAGACGATCTCTAGCGTTGATGATTTGAAGCATATTAATAACGTTGATTTAGACCCTGCGTATTCTCGTGTAATTATTGCTTCACAGAGTTTCTACAATTTCTTGGACACAGTTAAAGATGGCAATGGCCGCTACTTGCTGCAAGACAGTATCTTGACCCCGTCTGGCAAGAGCGTTCTTGGCATGCCGATTGCTGTTGTGTCTGACGACACGTTGGGGGCAGCAGGCGAAGCACATGCCTTTTTGGGCGACATCAAGCGGGCAATTCTGTTTGCTAACCGCGCAGACTTCATGGTGCGTTGGACTGATGACCAGATTCACGGCCAATTCTTACAAGCTGGCATGCGCTTTGGTGTAGCTGTTGCTGATCAAAAAGCTGGCTACTTCCTCACATACACCCCAAAAAAGTAACGCCTGACGGAGTGACTTTGAGTCAGAAGACACTCACAGGTGGTGTCGGTGCCACAAAAGATATCACGGTGACGGTCACTCCTGATGGCGCTCCTCAAGCAGTTAACGCTGTGTCGAGCAATGAAAAAGTCGCTACGGTTGTTAAGAAGTCCGATGGTGTCTACACGATTACCAATCTGACAGCGGGCACAGCGACAATCACATTTAGCACTAACGGCATCAGCTCAACGCTTGCTGTTACTGTTAACGCCGGGTAGGTGACTACTATTGGAAGATACTAAGTTTGACAAAAGCCCACTGACTGATGAACAGTTTCAGGTTCTGAAAATGTACTTGAAGGTTGATCAGACAATCGAAGACCCAATGATTATGCAACTGGTGCATGACGCTTGTGGCGAAATCAGTTCGGCTATTAGCTTTGGATCAAATCCGGAACAATTTCTAAGCAATCCAGAAACTCGGGATCGTTTCTTCACAGCGCTCATGAAGCAAGTGAAGGAAGACTATGACTACCGAGGTATGGGTGCTGAAGTCATGCGCTTCCCGTTGCAAACATCAACCACAAATATCATCAATCAGCTTCGCTCAGAATTGCCGGAAGAGGATGGTGATCCTGATGCGCACTAATCGAATGACTGAAAGAATTGCGTTCGTCAGCTATGAGTCAAAAAAGGTTAATGGAGTTCCGGTTGATGGTGTGCTCATTAAGCATATGACGGTTTGGGCGGAAGTCCCTAAGGTACCAATCAGAGAAGCAAATGATCCACAGACGAAGTTGGGCACTCGCAAAGACAGCCCGACTTTTTTAGTGCGATTTTTGACCGCAGAGGAAATCCAACCAACTTGGCGAATTCAGTGGCGTGGGAAGGAATATCAAATCACGGGTCTTGATCCTGATTACGATAGGCGCGATTTGACAACGATTACGGCAAAGGTGGTGAGCTGATGGGCGTAAAAGTCACAGGGGATGCTGAACTGCTTGCTAATCTTAACAAGCTCCAATTTGGAGTTGCAAAAGAAGCTCGAGCGGCTGTCCGAGATGGCGCGCAAAGGTTTGCCGACAAGCTAAAAAGCAATACGCCTGAGTGGGACGGCGAGACTGATATGAGCGGACATCTGAGAGACGACATCAAGCTTTCAAGTGTCCGTGAAACGAGCGGCTTAACAGAAGTAGACGTTGGATATGGTAAAGATACTGGCTGGCGTGCTCACTTTCCAAACTCGGGCACTTCAATGCAGGACCCGCAACATTTCATTGAAGAAACCCAAGAAGTCATGCGGCCAGTTGTTATTGCTGCTTTCCTAAGCCACTTGAAGAAAGGCGGGATGTAATGGCACCTGAAAAACGTGTTTATGACATCCTGTCAGCCAAATTGGATATTGCTGACAAGGTGTATATAGGTACCCCGAACTTCAATAACCAGACTAGCGCAACTCCCGAGAGTCTAGCTCCATGGGTGAGAATCACTTATTTGCCCGGTGATGCTGCTGACTATGCTGACGATTCTAGGATTCTAGAGTATCCGAAAGTACAAGTAGATTTTTGGGTGGGTATAACGGACTGGGATCAACAAGAAAAGATAGAAACACAGATATATCAAGCACTACACGCGGCTGACTGGGAAAGGTATTATCGCAACTCCTACGTTGATGGTGATACCCCAGCCCTTCGCATGACAACAGGATACTTTCAGTTTCAAGGACTGCCGATTGGCTAGCCCTTTTCATTTTCCTAAAGGAGGATTTTAAATATGGCAGAGACTGCTGTAACAACTAATAAGAAGTTAGCAAAATTTGGGGCTTCGGCCTTTGAATACGGGGTTGTCGGTGATGACGACTTTGTACAAAAAACACGAAAGATTCAAGGCTTATCTAGTGTGAAATTGGATATTAAAACAGAGCAAAAGACGTTGTCCGCTGATGACGGCCCGTACTTGATTCTTTCCGGTGGCATCACAGAAGCAACCGAAACAATCGAAATGTACGATGTTGATTCCACTATGAAGTCTGATTTATTTGGCATTAAGGTTGTTAATGGGGTTGAAGTATATCCAAAGAATCTTAGCCCTAATTACGTCGCGACTTTGTTCCGCACGAAGCTTTCAAATGGCAAGTACGTTTGGGTTGGTATGCTCAAGGGAATGTTCTCACTTCCGAACGTTGATACCAAGACTGTTGACGGCACACCAGATCCAAGTGCTGACAGTATCGAAGGCTCATTTATTCCTCGAGGTGACCAAGACACTGGCAATGTTGTGTTGATTGGCCGTGAAGACAACGATGGATTCAATTTTGATACCTTCCACGGCTATGTATTCCCTAAGGAAGCTAAAGACGCGACTATTGTCTCAACTACTGTCCCAAAAGTGTAGTCGGTGTCAGCTTTGAGAACAGTTCGATTAACCTTGCGGTTGGCGCATCTACAGCGTTGAAAGTGCAAATTAATCCGGCTGATGCCGCAAATAAACAAGTTACTTTCAAAACGTCAGATCCTACTGTTGCCACCGTTTCCAGTGATGGAACTGTGGCTGGTGTAAAAACAGGGTCTGCAACCGTAACAGTCACAACTGACGATGGTGGTAAAACTGCCACCGCAACGATTACTGTGGCTTAGCAATGAACTTGTCGCCTATAAATGCACAATACGCGAACAGCGGGCGGCTTATACCTAAGGAGATTAAGCATGGCATATCAAATTAAACTAAATATCAAGGGTGAAACGTGCGTGTTCACACGAAATGGAGAGCCAACATTACGTGATACTACGAACGCCTTGAAAGTGCAGCAACAACAGCTGCGCATGCTAAACCGTAAAGATGGCCCTTCAAACGATGATTACGATGAGAACGAAAAAAACTTAGCCAAATTTGCGGTTGATTTCTGGAAAAACCAGTTTACTACCGATGATGTTATTGATGGCTCTTCGATTTCTTTGAAATCGCTGGATTCAATCAATGATGCCATTGGTGATTCTCTAAGCGATGGTGAAGAGGATAAGAAGGACACAGCAAAAAAATCACCGAAGCGGACGTCAAAGAAGCCATTAGCAACCTTGACGACTTCTACAAAGCAAGGCTCTCTGAAGGCTACCGATTAGCTGACGTTGATGCTATGACGCTCCGCGATATTGAAAAACTTAACCAGATTTACGAAGAACGGGAGACCACGATCGACAAGGCCTTTCCGTTCCTTTTCTAATTCTATGAAGGGAGGTAAAACATGTTAGGAAATCTCGGACAAATTGCGGCCACCGTAAGCTTGAACATTGATCCGTTTCAAGTGAGCCAGCGAGTTTTGAACTCTTCAATTAAAGCAACTGCCGCTGAGTTGCGGGCTCAAGATGCTGCGTTTAAGGGATCTGAAAAGTCTATCAACAACATGCGCTCAACCTATGACACATTGAGCCGCCAGTCAAAGAACTACCAAGCTCAGCTTCAGAAACAACGAGAACAGTATGATGAAAATTCGAAAGCGGTTGAAAAACTTAATAAAAGTGAGACCGCATCGCAGGAAGAAATTAATCGTGCGACAAAACTGCAAGCTAATGCTGCATCACAGTATAATCGAACTGCTGCCGCGGCTGCACAAAATGAGAACCGAATGGCGGCCTTACGCAAAGAGATTGCGCTGCAAAGTGACGGCTGGACTAAAGTATCAAACGGTGCATCAAAGTTTGCATCTGTTACCGAAAAGACAAGCTCTAAGCTAACTAGTTTCGGATCAACGATGACCAAGGCAGTAACTGCTCCAATTGCCATTGGATTTGTAGCAGCCGCTAAATCTGCTATTGATTTCAACAGCCAGATTCAAGCAATGGGACCTTTGCTAACAAATGGGGGTGCGATTACTGCCAAGTATCGTGCGCAACTTGATCAACTAGCATCAGCATCTAAAAAGTGGTCGGTTGAATATGGCGTTTCCACGGCTGCAATTAACGATGGCATGTCAGAAATGATCAAACGTGGCTATACCGCTGCGCAAACATTAGGTGCAATGCCTGCAGTTCTCAATGCGGCAAAAGCGTCTGGCGATGACTTCAACGATGTTATGCATGTTTCTACATCAGTTTTGGAGCAATTTGGTCTAAAGACAGAATCAACAACGGGCATGCTTAAAAACACGTCTCGCGTTACAGATGCTCTTACCTATATTGCGAACGCTACTGCAGCAGGGTTCCAAGATATGGGCGAGGCAATGACGTATGTCGGTCCTTCTGCTCATGCTGCTGGTATTTCACTCGAAGAAACAGCGGCTGCTATTGGTATTATGAGCAACAAAGGGATTGAAGGATCAGTTGCTGGCACAGCATTACGTGGTGCTTTAACAAGACTGTTGAAGCCTTCTAAGCAAAATCTTCAGGGCTTTAATGAATTAGGCATATCTGTTGCTGATTTCAAAAAAGGAACTTTAACTCTTCCAGAGATTCTTGACAAAATCAAGAATAATACTAAGGGGTGGACGGACCAGCAACGTGCTTCTGCAGTAGCGTTGGCTTTTGGCACTGAAGCGCAAGCCGGCATGAATGCCTTAATTAGTGCAGGTGGCGGTGAGCTACGCAAATATACCAGTGAAGCTGAGCATGCTAGCGGAACAACTGCCAAAATTGCTAACCAGTTAAACAATACGGATGCCGCCAAATTGAAGAGATTTCAAGAGTCGATTCATGTTTTAGGAATTGAAGTAGGTCAAAAACTTCTACCGACGCTGACTCCTCTTATCAAAACAGCAACCGATGTTGTCAACGCCTTTACAAAAATGGACAGTGGCACGCAACAAACCATTATCAAATTTGCAGCGTTTGCGGCAGTTGTAGGGCCAGTGAGTTCTCTGATTGGTGGGGCTCTTAAGCCTGTTATTGCTTTGAGCAAAGGAATATCTGGAATTGCGGGAGTCATTGGACGAGCATCCGCAGCCGCAAAAATTGGCGGGACTGCAATGGATGTACTTGAGTCTGGGTTTAGTAAGACAGCTTTTGAAGCACTGAAGGTTGCGCCTGCAGCGGCTGCGGCAGCAGATGGTGCTTCTGGAATGGGAGCGGCCATGGGCGGAGCCGCAGCGAGCGGAACAGGTTTGCTAGCGGCATTGGGGCCAATCGTCCCAGTTGTTTTAGGTGTGACAGCAGTCGTCGGTGCCGGTGTAGCCATCTGGGAATTGTGGGGCAAAAAGGCTCTTGAGTCTGCTAGCAGAACTTCACGATGGGGCACGGACATTGGCGAAGCAGCAGATAGGTCCGCAACTAAGATGCGAGACGCTTCTGGCAAGATAAGTGGTGCTTTCACTGACACTAACCACACTGTCAAAGAAAATGCCAAAACGATTGCCAACGGTTTTGATGATATTACGAAGGCCGCTAAAGAATCGTCCAAAAATACCCAAACTGCACTCGATAAGTTGGCGAAGCAAGTCGGTGGATCGACTGCTGATCGGATTCGTAAAGACGCAGCAGAAATGAAGAAGGCCGACGATGCACGCATCAAGCAAATTGAGGCTAATGCCAAACAAGCTAAGTCAATTACTGAATCTGCCAGCAAAGAACATGTCGAATTTACTCGAGATCAAATTCAGATTCTGGATAATTTGCGCAAGAGCAGTGCAGCCGAGGCCGTTAAGACACTTAGAATTTCCGGTACCCAACAAGCGAATGTCTTAAAAGCTATTAATGGCGAAAAGATTCGGATGAGCCAAGCAACAGCTAAGGAACAGTACAGCCAGATGCAACAGGCATTTGCTGACGAAACTGATACTTATGGCAAACATTATGCTGAAATTAAAAACTCTGCTGAGTTGAGTACGGCTCAAAAGAATAAAGCTCTTGAAACGCTGGAAGAAGATCATCAAAGCAACATGAGCGTGATTTATGCGGGTGCGATCCAAGCAATGAAAGCGCAAGGGCTATCCAACAAGACGATTCAAGAACAACTTCAAACAGAGTTTGGTGCGACGGCGTCTCAAGCTAAAAAAGCAATGAGCGCTTATTCAGAGGCAATGAGTAAGGGTGTCAAAGATAGTAAGCAATTTGCGGCCGCCGTTAATTCAAGTATGGGTAAGAGTGTTCAGAAGGCTGGTAACGATTGGAACAGCCTTGTACTAGATCCTAAAACTGGTAAAGTTGTCACCAATTTGCCACAAGTTCTAAAGGATACCGCAAGCACGGAAGGTGGCTGGAAACGTCTTAAATTTGACCTAAAGAATGCCAAGATCACCTCTAATGCCAAGCAAATGATTGTCGAGGCGATGGCGTCAACTGAAAAATGGAAATCACTGGATGTTCCGGAAAAGAATGCCATTATTCGAGCATCTGGCCGTGAAGAGCTTGCTGATATCATGGATAATTTTGTTTCATGGAATAATCTTAGTCTTAAGGATCAGCAGGCAATTGTTGCGGGAGATTATGGTCCCTTAGTTGACGCATTAGTAAAAAGCGGTGATTGGAATAGACTAACCCTTAAACAAATGCAGGCAATTGTTAAAGACGATGCCACTATACCGCTGATGGACTCTTTGATTCAGGCAGGTAAGTGGAATGGTCTTGATATGCAGACGAAAAATGCAATTCTAAATGCCAAGGGTGATAAGGCGTTACAACGGGTCTTAATTGATTCTGGCGTTTGGAATAGCCTTTCGTTTAAAGATCAGATGGCAACCGTGTCTAACAAGGGTAATAAAGAGCTTGCCCAAACTCTTTACGATATGGGAACCTGGCAAAAGCTACAACCAAAAGAGCAGCAAGCCATTATTCAAGCAAAAGGAGACAAAGAACTTGGCGAACTTGCTGCTAAGTATGGAGCTTTTAACAAGTTACCTGACTCTATAAAGAATGCGTTACTAAAAGATGAGCAGTTTCGGCAGAACTTGACCGTTGATGGGCAACAAATTGACAGTTTTAATTTGAACAAAAACATCAACATCAAAGAACTTATGGCCGATGGTTCGAATCTAACTACCAAGATCGATTTTGCCAAGGGTGAAGTTGATTTATACAACAATGGCGTAAAAGTCGGGGTTAAGCAATTCACTGGTGATTCAAGCAGCGTAACTCAGCATGCTGAACATGGGAAGAGCGAGGTCAATAGTTTCAATGGGACCAATCCATTGGCACGTTACTTTACTGGGGATTCCTCAAACGTGACGGCACATGCTGAAAAAGGTAAGGGCGAAGTCAACAGTTTCAATGGAACTAACCCATCAATGCGTTACTTCCAAGGAAATTCGGGAAGCGTTGATGGAGCATCGGAATCAGGAAAGAGTAACATAGCTTCGTTTAACAGCAAAGTACCGATTATGATGTTTTTCAATGGTAACGCAGATGGCGTTTCATCAGCGTCACAAATTGGCGTCAATGCAGTTGCTGCATTCGGTGGCAATGCTACCATCACAAAAACATTCAGGATTAGTGCAGATGTTGATCCCGCTGTACAACGACTTTTGAACAGTGGCAAGTTTGCACGAGGCACTAAAAACTTTACCGGTGGATTAGCAACTATTAACGACGCATCTGGCACTCGTTATCAAGAGGTCGTCACGCTACCAAATGGAGCAAAATTTGTGGCATATGGGCGAGACGTTACCTTACCACTTCCTCGACATACAAAAATTGAAACTGCCATGCAGTCCGCAAGAAACTACTCGATTCCACGTTTTGCTGGTGGCACCACAGACTTCGGAGGCGCTGCTAATAGAATAAACCAATTGAATCCGCAAACCTTTGTTACCAGCATTTCTAGTGGTAGCAATAGTCGTGTTGAGGATTTGCTAGCAAGACTGATCGAATTAACAACTTATCAAATTAGTAACCCGTCTGTTCCTGAAGGCAAGGTTGTTCTCGACAATGGGCGTGAAGTAGGACGGTGGCTGTATCCAACAATAAATAAATTGAAAAACAGAGACACCATTATGAGTAATAGAAGAAGGGGGATTTTCTAAGTGGCAAATTTAATATTTGGAGGTCATAAGATTGGCAGTTCCTCTCTTCAGTTTAGTGCGGCCCGCGGCGTTTTTTCTGAAGTTGAGAATACAACCCAGTCTGTCGGTGCATCGGACGGAGAAATGCTTATTAGAAGTCGATTGAAATCGAGAATCATTCCAGTGACTTATGATTTTGTGACGCTATCTCGTCGTGAATTTGAACGACAGTTAGCGCCATTGCTTTATAGCTCGGGTGTTCAGAAGCTAATCATTGATGATCGTCCTGATGAATTTTGGTATGCAAAAGTTGACGGCAAGATTGATATGGACCGGGCTTATTTTCTTGGCACTGGTACTATTAATTTTCTTGTCCCCGATGGTATCGCCCACTCGGTAGCCACGAAGACGTTTGACAATATACCTTACAAGGACGTGCCAGTGAACTTTGCCATAGCTTCACACGCCAGTGGATCAAACACGACCATAAAAGATCCATATCCCATTCATATGCAACTTTCAGAAGACTTGTCAGGTAAGACCATTACCACTGTAGCTAAAGTTATCGTCACTAATTATAAGGGGAAGGTAGTAGATTCCGCTAATAGTAGTGGTATTGATATTAAAGATGGTTCAAGTACAGGAGTATGGGAGGGATTAATTGACAAGATTGTCATTACCGGGAATGGCGTGTATACATCAGTTCCGAAGACAATGACAAAGAACCCCTTAACTGGAACAGTCAATCAGATTGACATTGAAATGTACAATATGAATGCCACCATCGAAGTCTGGATTAAGGTTGAAATAGGCACCACCGCTTCTCCATGGTCGCCTAACCCAGCTGATCCTGAATACTATGCCGACACCATCACAGTGCCTAATGCTGGGACTTATCCATCTGAGCCGATTATCACGGCTACTATCAACGGTGATGACGGCGTACTAACTGCTATTAATGATCAGGGTAGTGTGCTACAGTTTGGCTCTCCCGATGAGACTGATGGCTTTGTGAAGCAAAAGTCTGAACGCGTTTATCATCTCGATTTCAATCAGACACCGACAGGGGTAACACTCAATAATGGGGTTACGGCTTTTCCTTACTATGAGCATGGCAATAATGCCAACGTACAGTCGGGACCGTTTGGCTATAAAGATGGTATTGCTTACCCATCCACTGAACGAACCGCTTCCAATTACTGGAACGGGCCTTCAATAAGCGGCACCATTCCGAAAAATTCGAATGGCTCTAACACGGCTAATTTTCAGTTTGTCAATCGTGTCAACGTTGGGACGAATGCCGCAGAAGTAGGCCGTTTCGAGTTCAATTTGACGTATCAAGGCAAGATTGTCGCTTCTCTTGCGCTGTTTGATGATAGTGCTTCAAACGACCAGTGGGTTTTCTCCGGCACAGTCTATGATGGGCGCCAAGCACAGATGATATTTTGGGACTTACTGCCACGCAATTACTATCGTGACGGCAACTACAATGCCGTTATCACAAAAATGGGTGATCAGTTAACTTTCCGGTTGGATCGTCTTGATTTAGGCGATGGCGGTATTGAGACACGGACAGTATCAGGCTTCTCTAGTGTGCCAATTGATGGCTGGACAGCATGGTTCCCGGGATTCTCCGATCAACGTGGTTGGTCAATTAACTGGCAAGACAGCTACTTTGATTGGATTAACGTTGATTACTGGGACGATATTCCTAACCGCTTCAAAGATGGGGACGTTGTGCAAATTGATGTTGCCAATCGACGTGTTCTTGTCAATGGTGCAGAAGATCGGACACTGCAAACAATCGGTAATGATTGGGGCGGGTTCAAGATTCAGCCCGGCAATAACACCATCGAATTGCTCACATCAAGCTGGGCAAAGCGATGTAAGGCTGAAGTATCTTGGCAGGAGGCATGGCTATGAAAGATTTTTATTTTGTTGATAGATCATGGCATCTGTTAGGGACTGCAACTGCCGGCGGTGGTGGGAAAATCCACATTGTCGATGATACTGATGATCAGCTTATCTCAGCAGGTGCTCGCACCTATTCAGGAACCATTCGGTTCACTCCTGAACTATCGTCCAAGGTTCAAGCAATGGCAGCACGTGGCAATTACATTTTGTATATGGATGAGCGCAATAAGGCAGTCTTTATGACAATTATGGAATCAAGTCATGATCCGCTTGCTGGTGAGGAAACATTCACTGCTGAAGATGCTGGTATTGATTTGATTAACGAGACCGTTGGCCCCTATAAAGCTCAACAAGCAATGGGTATCGCCGACTATATTAGCCTATTCACGAATGACTCAGGCTTTGAAATCGGTCTTAACGAGATCCCTAATTTGAAGCGAACGCTTGAATGGACTGGCGAGTCTGACACCACTTTAAATCGTATTCTATCTGTCGCGACTCAGTTTGATAATGCTGAACTAGACTTTAGCTTCGATGTGTCTGGAACAACGGTTGTGCGCCGCTTAATCAACATTCATCAGCGTATCGGCGCTGACAGAAACATCACGCTGTATGTGGATAAAGACATCAATAAGATTGTGACGTCCGGCAGTATTTATGATCTTTATACTGCCGTTACACCGACAGGTGGCACACCTGAAAGCAAAGATGGCGAGACCGTTGATCAGCATCCAATCACACTTGAGGGCTATCAATGGACAGATCCCGATGGTCGTTACGTGTTAACGAAAGAAGGTATTTTGCTTGACCCGGTAGCCAACCAAACATGGAGCAGACTTTTAGCTAAGGGTGGTGCACCGAGTGTCAACGCAGCGTATATCAATCGTGTCGTCACTTATACGGCGACATCGCAAGCGACTTTGCTTCAATCTGCACTCTCTGACCTTAAGACTCACAATCATGAAGCTGTCAATTATGAGACTGACATTGCTGTGCTGCCACAAAATATCAACATTGGTGACACAATTCATTTAGCTGACGAGGATGAGCACTTGTATCTGTCGGCTCGCTTGCTCGAACTCAAATCAAGCTATTCGATGGATACACACACAGCAACATTGGGAGACTACCTTATTGAACATGATCAGGTAGCAGCCCAATATCGGCAACTTGCTGAACAAATTAAGAACATTCCCAAAACGATCCAATACTATCCGTGGCTTCGCTACGCTGATGATGACAAGGGCGCTAACATGAGTGCCTTCCCAAGTGGCAAGAAGTATATGGCTATTGTTCCCAATGCCAAGTCATCCGTTCCAAGTGACAATCCGGCTGATTACGCCGGCAAGTGGGCATTGATTCAGGGACCAAAAGGTGACAATGGTGTGGGTGTCCCGGGCCCTAAGGGTGCAGATGGCCGTACAAGCTATTTCCACACTGCTTGGGCGAATGATGTAAGTGGTCAAAGTGGGTTCACGGTATCCGGTGGCGATGGCAAAAAGTACATTGGCACCTTTAGCGACTTCACACAGGCCGACAGCACCAATCCGAGTGATTACAATTGGGCACTTTTTAAAGGTGAAGACGGTGATGTGGGACCCAAAGGCGATCAAGGTTTGCCCGGTGCCAAGGGTGCTGATGGTCGTACTGCCTATGCTCACTTTGCTTACGCAAATAGTCAAGATGGGAAGACCGACTTTTCAACCACTGATTCTAACCGCAAGTACATTGGTTTCTACAGTGACTTTTCATCTGGTGACAGCACGAATCCAAGCAACTATAGCTGGTCACTGATTAAGGGCGCTGATGGTGCTGATGGTAAAGATGGGGTGCCGGGTAAAGCAGGTGCCGATGGCAAGACATCGTACTTCCATATTGCCTATGCTGACAGCAGTGACGGTAAAACCAATTTCTCATTGGATACTCCCGGTTCTCGCAAGTACATCGGTAGTTATACAGACTTCACACAGGCAGATAGTACAAATCCAGCTGTTTATTCTTGGCAACTAGTACAGGGGCCACAAGGTAATCAGGGGCCACAAGGTAATCAGGGGCCACAAGGACCACAGGGGCCACAAGGGCCACAAGGTATTCCCGGAAGCAAGGATGTGCCATACACGTACATTCAGTTGGGCACGCCCGCTAGTCCCAAGAAAGGTGATTTGTGGTGGCACGGGACAACGCTGAACGATGCCACGGCCCTGCAATACTACAATGGTACAGATTGGGTTGATCAAAGTATTCAGCAAGCGGTTCTTAGCATAAAAAAGTTGCAATCAATTGAGGTTGACACCTCAACCATTAATTCTCCAACCATTAATTCTCCATTCAGCCATGTTCAGATTAGCGGAGCAAAAAGCTCGGGTAACTTGTCATTAAGCAATGCTGCTCTTCAAATATCAGGCAATATTGAGGATAACAGCGGTAATCCTAACGGACAATATTACAACACCATCCTTAACCCTAGCGGAATGACAAACTACATCACAACGCCTGATCAAAAGGGGAACCTGTCGTCAGCAGGATTGCAAAACGGCGCGCTTCAATTGCAAACGCTGATAAGTGACCCTAGTGCTGCAACCAAAAAATATGTACAGTCTGAATACAAATCAACCGACAATGTTACTTTCTTTAATGTCAACTCTCCGGCCATCACAACTGCAAATATGTCATATGCATACATTTACTATATGCGCCGCGGCAATATTGTTACTGTACAGTTTGTATTAGGAATCTCGCAGCAGAAGCCATGGGTTGTCTTGGCTGATGTTCGACCCGGATATAAGCCCTATGCAGAATCAGGCGTTGGCTGCTATATCAGCAATACAAATTATGTTGGGCATGCCTGCCAGATATATATTTCAGGAGGTAAATGGGTAACAATGCCCACATACTCGACAGGTGAATGCCGTGGATCAGTTTCATATTTGACTCAAGATAGTTACCCAACAGGTGACTCATATTTTAGCTAGGAGGACAGATGTGTTGAAAATAAAAGTGTGGACAGATAATAACAATAGGCTGCTTCATTGGGCCTATATGAAGGACTCACAGCCAGTTGGGTCAACAGATGATGGTCAGCAAATTATTGAAATTGATAGCACAGATGGTCTTTACGAGAACCACGCCAGCATTATTGACGGTCAAGTCATTCCTGATGCTGGTTATGACCCAGACGCTGACAGACATACACCTGAGCCATCACCTGAACAGCAGATGCTTGCTGCACTTACTCTTGAAGTAGCACAGCTGAAGGCGGTGAAATCAAGTGACTGATTATGATCAGTGTGCAATACTTTTCAGTTGGGGGATTGATTTAACACCTTATGTACCGGTAATGATCACCCCAGATCAATACAAGCAAATTACAGGCAGTGACTATGTCGCCAGCAAAAGCTAGCGGCTATTTTTGTGGAAGGAAGTGAGAAAGTGACATTTTTTGGATACACGATTGGTGACTGGGCGGAGTTCATATCAATTATAGGGGTGGGCGTAAGTGCGGGCAGCTGGCTGTTCAAAAAGATTGCCTTAGATCCATTGCGTTCTGACATTCAATTGCTTTCAGAGACGATTAATCGTCAGCTCAAACTGCACGAACAATCGCTGGCAGACTTGGGTCAGCATCTGAAAACACACGATGACGAGCTTGGCAGTCACTCGGTTAGGATTACTCGATTGGAAGACCATGTAGGCATTAAAGGAGAAGATAACCATGAAGATTAATTGGAAAGTACGAGTATTGAGCGTCAAATTCTGGCTGGCTTTGGTGCCAGCTTCTTTGTTGGTGATTCAAGCGGTGGCGGCAGTCTTCGGTTACAACTGGGACTTTGCTAGTTTGGGTAAGGAACTCACTGCAGTGGTCAATGCAGTGTTTGCATTATTGACCATTGTCGGGGTAGCCGTTGATCCAACCACAGAGGGTGTCGGTGACAGCCAGCAGGCGTTAGCTTACCCGGCACTCATTACCACCAAGGCGGCTAAGATCAAGGCGTTAGAGGATCAGATTAAGGCACTGCAAGCGGATAAAGCGGCTGATCAGGCAACTTCTGCTGCTAGTGAAGTGGTTCCAGAGACGTCTTCTGCAGCACCGGCGGAGTCAGCACCGGAATCTGTTGCTCCAGTAGCTAGTGAGGAGGCAAAATAGTATGAGTTATACCATCAACAAAGAATTTGCTTTGGGTGCAAATGAAGGCTCATCGCAAGTAGCTAATCGACTTTACATCATCCTACATGATGTTGGTGCTGAATCTGGCGCGCGTGCAAATGCTGCTTACTTCAAAAACAACATTGCTGCTGAAATTGCTTATACAGCATTTGTTGTAGGCGATGGCGGTCAGGTTTATCAAGTTGGTGAGCCCGGTTATGTTCAGTGGGGCGCTGGGACAGTGGCAAATGCTAACAGCCCGGTCCAAATTGAACTGGGCCACACGAGTGATCCCGAAACTTTCAAGAAGGATTATGCCGTTTATATTGAGCTTGCACGTGATATGGCTGCTCAATATGGCATTCCGACTAGTTTGGACGCTGGCGGTGCTGGAACGCCTGGCATCAAGTCGCATTTGTGGGTAACGCAGCATATTTGGGGTGATCATACTGATCCATATGGGTATCTGGCTCGATGGGGTATTACGAAGGAGAAATTGGCGGCAGATCTGGCTAATGGCACAACTACTGTCAATCCGTCCTCGAGTGCACCAGCGGCACAAAGCACGCGTGCGCAAGCAATTGTATCTGGTAATGTGAACGTTAGCTACGGTCTGCACTTGCTCGGTGGCAGTTGGCTGGATGAGGTGACCAACTCCGGATCTGGTGACAACGGTTTTGCTGGTATGCCTAATCATCAGCACGATCTGCTGTACATTCGAGTTGATCATGGTAGCGTTAAGTATCGCGTCCACACAGTTCAAAGTGGTTGGCTAGATTGGGTCACAAAAGGCGATCGCAACGATACGGTCAACGGCTGTGCCGGTATTGCTGGTGAAGCGATTGATGGAGTCCAGATCATCTTTCTTACTCCTGCTGGTGAGCCGTACCAGCAAGCGTATTACCGTAGTCAGACGACACAACGGGCTGGCTGGCTCGGCGTTGTGTGTGATGATGGCACGAGTTTGCCACAGTACACAGACACATACGCCGGCATGTTTGGAGAACCGCTTGATCGTTTGCAAATCGGTATTAGCTCGATCAGTCCATTTTAAGTACATTGCAAAATGCCCTCTGCTCGCTAACGCGGGTGGAGGGCCTTTTTGCGTCCATATAAGCAGACGCTTTACAGGTGTTAGTTCTGTGTTAAAATTTGGACAGGCAATGAGGTGAGAAATTGGCGATTCACAAGGTATATCATGGAACACCTTACGATTCGGGGAAAGCCATGATTGAGGGTGGGAAAAGCGCAGTAAGAATAAGGGCTATTACGAAGAAGAAACTCTTCGATGGAGTGACTTTCGACAAGGGACGAAGGCAGTTTGGAAATCCTGGAAGTTTGGGATTTGGATTTTACACATTTCTTGAAGATCCAAACGCGGCTAGACGATTCGCGGAAAAATTTTCAAAAGAAACTATAGTATTTGAAATTGACGCTAACTTTAACGAGGATACTACCCTTAGACTTGATTGTGATCCCGAAGATATTAGTCGATTCACAAAGTTTCTAAATGATCAAAGCTTTGCCAAAGATATTAAATATTTGGAGAAAAAGTATAAAAATGGGCCTTTTCAAAAGTCTTTAGACGGAGCCTTGGTTGAATTGTATTGTATCCTCTCAAAAGAAGGGCGTATTGCAAATTTTCAGGTGGTTTGTTCTTCGACTACTTCCAATATAGGACTTTCGGTACTAAATTCATCTATACCTAATGGTATTGAGGCTTGCATAAAGGACAAAGCTGTTATCATCAGTGACGAGTTTAGAATCGTGCACGAAGACGAAGAATCATCCGAATAATCAGGCAAAAGTCTTTAACTTTTCAGTCCCGTAAGTTAAACTGTTTAGAAGAGGTGATGACAATGGCTAAATACAACAAGAGTTCAATAGATGCTTCAAAAATATTCGGCGATCTTTTGCTGAATGTCAATTTTGTTGATCTTGTAGAGAGGATTATGGGTGTCACTCGTTCAAACATTGTTAGTGTTGAATTGACGAGTAACGATAATCAGAGCCATCAAAAGGTGGAATATCAATACGACGGTTTAAACGCATCGGGACTTGGGTTCTACAATGACGACACCCAAATGATTGCGGCATGACGAAAGATAGCAAGGAAAAAAGCCGAGAAACTGTCATCAAGTTAGTTAGTTACAGAGTAAAAGACGTTAGCTATCACCGCTATTTGTCTGTTTCGGATTATGAAAAGGTTGATGAAGATCTAAAAAAACCGACCATCAATATGCAGTATGGAATTTCGGAAGATGCAAAGCATGGAAAAGCTGAAATGAGTGCGCACATTGTCAAGCCGGACCAACAACAAGTTGGAGACATTACAGTTGTTGGATTTTTTGACTTTAGATCTGACGTTACTGATTTTGAGCAAAAAAAGAAACTTCTTGCTATTAATGGTGGTGCGATGTTGTATCCATATTTACGGGCAACAGTATCTATGGTAACGGCACTTGATAATCCAGATACTACAGTCTTACCCACGCTTAACTTTGTTGAACAGTTTGAAGAGTTAAATTTCAAAAACAACGACAAGTAAATTCAAATAAGCCTCCTACCAGCAATGGCGGGAGGCTTATTTTTGTGCACAAAATATGCACAAAATGTGGTTTCCTACTATTATATATGCGTTTGTTTTCGCACTTACTCTCCGTTTTTATGCTTATAGATGCTTTCTATAGCTTCCCGGAATGCTGGTATAAAGGCATTCCGGGATTTTTGTTTCCTTTTATTTTCGGTTGTTTTTTTCCTCCGGTGCACAAAATGTGCACAAGCTAAAGTCTCGAAAGTGCTTGTAGCGTCTGGGATACCTGCTCTTTTCTTTGATCTTCAAGAAGATGAGCGTAGACTTTTTGAGTGATCATTGTATTGGCATGCCCAAGTCTTTTTGAAATATAGTTAATGTCAACGTGATTGGCAATCAAATAGGAAACGTGAGTGTGTCTAAGCCCATGGAAAGTAATCGCGGGGGAAATGTCGAGAGTCTTCTCGATCGTCCTTAGATCCTTATTAATTGCCGTGCTCGATAGCATGTTATGCCGTATGCTACGAAATAATAGTTGTTTGCTATCACGATATCCCTGAGCAAGGTAGACCTCTTGCTGTTCTTTCTTGAGACGTAAAAGCAAGTCTGCAAGTTCTCTCGTGATGTCGATGTCACGTACACTTGATTTGTTCTTAGTAGCAGCAAAGCCGCTGCCATATCTGTGATCCCACGTTCTGGTAATGTGCACAACGCGCTTTTTAAGATCAACATGATCCCACGTGAGCCCAAGAACTTCAGAATACCTAGCTCCGGTCAGTGCCCCGGTTGCGATGATGTAGTAAGCAATATGCTCGTAGTCTGCAAATTCTAGGCAGTAATTGACGAGCTTGCGCAAATCCTTTACTTGCAAATATTTGATGATTCCTGCTTGGCCTTCATTGCCAGTGAGGACAACGTTATGAGTGAAGTTAGTATATATTATTTGGTCATCGACGGCAGAATCAGCCATTGAGCGAACATAGCCATTCAATTTGCTGACTGTATCTTTAGCCCTTTTTTTGCCAAACTCATTGATAAATGCCTGCCAGTCTGATTTTGAAATTGATTTTAGTTCACGGCTTTCACCCCAATAGGCTAATAACTGTTTACGAATTGTTTTATACCGGGCTTCGGTGATACGAGAATGCTTACCAGATTTGTACAGCTCAATCCATTTGTCCCAGTAGTCGATTAACGTTATCTTGTTAAGATCCAAATTTGCACCGCGATTATGCTGACGTTCGACTTCGATTGCCGCTATATCAGCAGCTTTTTTTGAGGGGAAGCCACCCTTGTTGACATACTTGCGTGTTTCATCATTATCCTTGTAAGAGACACGATATTGCCATTTTTTGCCACGTTTACTAATGCTGGCCATCACTCATACCTCCTTGTGCTACAATACAAACGGGTGCTATTACACCCACCACACAGTCATGGATCCATAAGGCGCTTACCCATTCGGTGGGGTAGGCGCTTTTTATTTTGTATCCAGCCCCACTCTCCGGCTTGCACGGGGACGCCGCTTGCGTGGGGGAAGGAACTAAATAAAAACAAAATGGTGGCTATCAAATATGTTAGCCGTTTTCGATTGAATCAAAGGCATCTGACCAAGCAGCTTTTTTGCTCAAATAATCAGATTTTGCAGAATCGATTTCAGCTTGAAGAGATGAAGCTAAATCCGAGCTGGTGTTTGGATTATTAATTGAAGGATTGTCAGACTGAAATGTAACAGCATAGTTGTAAAGAGAATCTAAATAGTTAGACAGCTTTTTTGTGTAGTCAACGAGACTACTATAGTCAGAACTGGTTAGCCACTTTTTCTCTTTGGATACTTTGTTTTCTGCATCCTTATAAATCCGCTTTAAATTCTCAGTCCGACTATCAAAACGCTTCCTCGCTCCTGAATTATTTGGATCCTTTTCATCATCATAATTGGCAGCTTCCAGAACACCATTTTCGATATTTGAATAATTCTCTTTGTTCATAGGTGTCGATATAGTCGTTTTGAGTTCTTCTTTTGACTTGTCATCAGAAACTGAGGAAGAAGCCGTTGAGGATTCGTCAGAACTTTCAGAAGATGAGGAGCTTGATGATGGCGTACTTTCGTCACTGCTATCTGAAGAACTTCCAGAAATAGCTTCATCCGCTGCCTTGTTAATTTTTGAATCAATGGTTTTGTCGTTATCATACTTGTTGCTTGATGTATTATTTCCACATGAAATTAAAACAAGAGATGACAGCAAAACACCCATACCCAACAAAAACTTTCTCATGATTTACCCTCCATAGTCTAAAGTCTAGCTTTTAACGTCATTTATGGCTTGGACGTAGGTTAGCTATTTACTTAAATGCATATGACCCAACAACTTTGCCGATCACATCAATATTGTCTGTGTCGTCAGCGTAGAAGTCCGGGTAGATACGTTCGCCAGTTTCTTCATCTACGTCATCGTTCAATGACCGAAGGCACAGACGATCTTGCTCGAATATCAGTTTTTTGATGAATGTCATGTCATCAATATCAACTACCGTGATCATGCCGTTAGTAACATCTTGTGTTTTTTGAACAAATACAAACTCACCATCATCATAGGTAGGATGCATACTGTCGCCGACAACTTTAAAGCAGTAATCGTAGTGAGACGGAATGGCACTATCCGGGATCTTAACTGTGTCCATGGGTTCATTACGATCATCATTAAAGGCACCATATCCAGCGGCCACAATACCATCAACCTCAACATTGAACTTTGGTTCATCGAGATTACGTTCTACACGCGCTTCATCTAAGCTGACAACGTTGTCTGGATTTTGCTGTTCATTGAGCTGCTTTTCGGCATATGAAGCAACTTTTTGCACGCGAGGCGTTACTAGTTCTTTAACAACATCGTTAATTTCGTCAATTGCGGTTTGCCGTACATCGATCACCATTGATTTAGTGTCAATTGATTTCTTAACAATAGCTGCATCATACAGAGCTTGGGGAGTTACCCCCAGCGCCTTGGCGTATTTAATAATGGAATTTTCATCAAGCGCTCTATTCTGATTTTCATGATTTGAAATAGTGTTCTGGGCAATGCCGGTAATCCTGCTAAGGTCAGCCTGAGTCATTTTCTTTTGCTTCCTTAGTTCCTTAATTACAGGGCCCAGAATATTTGCAGATTTGTTTGGCATTTTGTCCACCTCTTATGGGTTAATAATATCACACATGTGGGTATATTCAAGAAAAATATCTCACAATGAGAAATTTGTTGTTGCAATCTATATCTCAACGTGAGATACTAATGATGTTGAAAGCGAGGTGACATCAAATGCTAGCTGGAGCAACTAAACAGGACCTACGTGTAGAATTTCTAAAACCTAAAGACAAACTGCGTGGAGAGCGCAATCGGCGCCGTTGGACAACATCATATGTTGGCGCAATGGTTGGCCTTAGCCGTAGGCAATATGAGCTAAAAGAAAAAGGAATGTATCCATTTAACGATTATGAAATGTTAATCATTGCCAGAGCGATGGAAATTCCTGTTGGAGCTCTTTTTTTTGAAGACTAATATCTCATAGCGAGATTTAAGGGAGGCATAGATATGAACGAATTACAGCATTTTGATTTTAAAGGTCGGCAAGTACGAACTGTGGTGGTTGACAATGAGCCAATGTTTGTCGGTAAGGACATTGCAGAAGTACTGGGATATAGCAAGCCAGCGAACGCAGTCAACAAATATGTTCCAGATAAATTCAAAGGGGTCACCAAATTGATGACCCCCGGTGGCAAGCAAGACTTTGTTATCGTCTCAGAGGCAGGCCTCTACAAGCTCGTGTTTAAGTCAGGCATGCCAAACGCAGATGAATTTACAGATTGGGTAGCAGCAGAAGTTCTTCCATCAATCCGCAAGCATGGTGCTTACATGACGCCTGAAACGATTGAGAAGGCCATCTATAATCCAGACTTCATTATCAATCTGGCAACGCAGCTAAAGGACGAACAAGCCAAAACAGCGGAACTTACGGCTGATAACGAAACAATGAAGCCTAAAGCGTTGTTTGCAGACGCGGTAGCCACAAGTCACACAACCATCTTGGTCGGTGATCTTGCCAAGGTAATCAAACAGAATGGCGTTGACATTGGTGCCAAGCGGTTGTTCGCATGGCTGCGTGAGCAAGGCTATCTGATCAAACGGATTGGTGCCGACTATAACTCGCCGACACAGCGTGCGATGGAGCTAGGCCTGTTTGAGGTCAAGGAAACGGCGATCAGTCACTCGGACGGCCATGTAACAGTTCAGAAGACCCCAAAGGTGACCGGCAAAGGCCAGCAATATTTTATCAACAAGTTTCTGCAAAAGGAGGCTGTCTAAATGAACAAGAAAGAAAAAGCTCAAGTCTTCTTTGCCGGACGTTACCAACCAGTACAGGTGATTGGCAAATATGGTAAAGAGCTTGAGCTTCCAGATGAATATGTGGTGCAGATATTTGCAATTAATGATTTGCACAGGCACGGGCTAACCTTTTGCCGCAGCTGTTCACATATTGTCACATATGGTAACTACTGTGAAATTTGCGGCATCAAGCTCCCCAAATAGCCTTCTTTGTGGCTTCTGACAGTACATCGACCAAAACGTCACGCAACCCATTCATAACGGTTGATCCGATTTTACTGGAAAGGATTTTGATTCTTGCAACAGCCGCGCTTGATCGTGGTGAATCGGTTACCAAGTCTTTAATCGAACCATCAAGACCGCGCTTTTCTGAATCTGACAAATCAGAGAGGCCTATCAGATCACTAGCAGCAGACAGTGCCCGTTCCGTCCATGGCAAGGGGTTACCGCACGTTTCACAATAAGCTTCGTGCGGGCCATTCCAGATTGAAATAACACCATCGTATTCAACGTATCCAGGTATAAACGCATTACAGTGTGGACATTCAGTGATGATTCTTTCACCACACTTTGGACAGAATTTGTCGACTGTTTCTTCAAGACCCACGTATGCGTCGTATTCATGGCCGTTTAAACAAATGGCGAGTTTGTATTTGTTGTCGTAATTGAACATTCTCATTTTAACCTCCTTTAAGTTTCATTATCCGTCAGGAGGCGATCACAGGAAAGGAGAAAATGCCATGCCGTTGTTGCAGGTTGTTGAAGATGATCAGATTTCAAGCAAAAAGTATTTAGCGGTCGATGAAGAAGAACTGGCAAAGATGATCAAGGAGAACCAAGAGTTAAAACGCAAGCTAGCAGCACGAGGCATGTGGACGCTCACCACCGCAACAAGCTATGTCGAAGGACATAACAACACGTGGGTAGTTAACAATATCTTGAACGTCCCACGCTTCCACAAGTTCTTGCAAGATACCGTGGTTTCATATCCACCGCCTGGCAAAAAGGGGTATCTGTTTCATCCGAAACCATGGCTCGACTTCTTAGACAAATGGTTCCCAGAGATTTCAAGGTCACTTAGAAAGAAGGACAAATAATGATTGGTTATTTACTAATTGCTGGTGGCTTCGGCGTGATCGTTGGTCACTGCTTAGGCCACAGTGGAAATTGGAGGCAGTGGATTGAATGAAGCAGCTATAGCTAAGCTAGTTCCACTTATCTCCTACTTGTCTATCCAGGCTGAGAACGCACGTCTGGTTGGCCATAATTACCGTCAAGGAACGGATCAGACACGAGCTTATGCCATGGGACGAGAAGACGGCTTGCAAACCGCCATCAGCTTAATCAACGAAATAATTGGCAAAACAAAAAGCCGCTAAGCGCTGTACCGCTTAACGACCAAAGAAATGTGGTATCAAATGAGTGACCTCATTATACCACAGAAAGAAATGAGGTAAAACAATGGCCAGAGAAATTGGCAAACAACTTGATCGTCTTGAATCACTTGCATGCAAAGTAAGAACTAATCAGTACCTTTTGGATTATTTGAGAGAATGGGCAGAAACCAAGTGCGATCTATTCAGGGATGATGATCCTCACATGACCGATGGTGAGAAGATTCAAGACCGGCTGTTCCTAAAAGACAACTTTAAAAAATACATGGATATCTTGGGTCAAACATCACTCGATATGATCAAATTCGAAGCAGACTTAATGGATGTTCGCCAAAACATTGCCGATCAATGCTTCCATGAAGGTGGTGACGATCATGAATGAAAGCCCCAGTTACTATGCCATCATTCCAGCAGGTGTGCGCTATGACAAACAGCTACCACAAGGAGCAAAGCTTCTGTACAGCGAGATCACGGCACTCAGCAATAAGAACGGATACTGCTGGGCATCAAATGACTATTTTGCAAAGCTCTATTCGGTTAGCAATAGCACAATTCAAAGCTGGCTAAAGTCTCTCGAAGATAAGTCGTATATCAGCAGAGTCATTAAATATAAAAGCGGAAGTAAGGAGGTTGAACAGAGATTTATTAGTTTAAACCCCCACCCAGAAAACTGCACCACCCCACCCAGAAAACTGGGTGACCCCCACCCAGAAAACTGGCAAGAGAATAATACAAGTATTAATAAAAACATACGTGCATCCAGCACGTTAGAGAGTGACTTTGAAAAGCTCTGGAAACTGTATCCAAAGAAGATCGGCAAGAAGCCGGCACTAGCTGCTTACAAACGGGTAATGAGTAGAAAGAAGAACCCTGCTACCAACAGACAAATTCAGGATGGCATTGTGGCTTATCGACAGCTAATCAATAGCAAAGGCACAGAGAAGCGGTTTGTCAAAGACGGTAGTACCTTCTTCAATCAAGAGGCATGGAACGATTACCTTGAGGTCGTAAAGGAAGAACTAGATGAGCATGAAGCTCGAAAACCTAAGTTCGATCCCAAGAAAACTGCTATTGCAATGTATATCGACTACAACAGCCCTGACCGAGTGCTTGAAGAAATCCAAGCGCAGGGTATTCCGATCAATCCAGAAGATGCTAAACGTTACATTGCTGAATACGATGAAGGGAGGCAACAAGCTTGACGAAAAAGCTTTATGACCCTAGCAATCCTGAACCACATGTCATGTATGGATTATATACGAAGCCGGAACTCATCAAGTCTGAATGGATTGATCCTAAATGGTTTAACAGCCAGCAATACGCTGCAGTAGTTGCCTACATGAACAAGTTGCCAGGTGACGTTGACACGCTGGAATTGCAGGATGGTTTCGATACAGCTCATCCTGGCGTGATGTCAGTAACAGATTGGCAATACATTATGACTAGCGATTTTGGCACCTCGCGTTTTGACTGGTGGGTAGGCAAGCTTAAACGGGATTATTTCCGTAGTCAGCTCATTCAAACAGCACAAGCGTACTCGGAAGAACCAAGCGAGGACAATCTTACCGCGATGATGGTTGCCTCACAGAATGCTACTGCTGCCAGTCAGACGGTAACTGAAAGTAGCATTGCTGATTTGGCGGCCGACATGGAAGACAAAATGATACACGGTACTACTGACAATGGGATTAAAACTTACTTCACTCTTAACAACATTCTGGGAGGTGGTTTAATGCCGGGACGTTTGTTGACGATTGGTGCGCGCCCTGCTGTCGGTAAATCAGCATTCGCGGTCAATCTCATCATTGAGGCTTTGAAACAGCAACCAGAGTTAACCATAGACTTATTTTCACTTGAAATGTCAAATGCAGAAAACTACAACCGCTTGTTGGCTTGCAAGACTGGCATCAGTGCTGGTAAATTCATCAACCCGCAGAAAAGTCTAAGCGATGCTGAGAAGGTTGAGGTTGAAAAGGCGGGAAACGTCCTTAAAGACTATCACTTGCAGCTTTACGACAAGCAGGTGGAATTACCGCAGATCGTCAAAACAATGCGGCAGCGAGCCGCTGATGCAGATAAAGGCTACCTTGCGATTGTTGATTATCTCGGGCTGATTGGTGTTCGTAGCCAAGCCGATCGCCGTCTGCAAATCGAAGAGATCACCCGTCAATTCAAAGTGCTGACCAACGAGCTTGGTATCCCGATTGTTTTGCTTAGTCAATTATCACGAGGTATTGAGAATCGTCAGGACAAGCAACCAGTACTCTCTGATTTACGAGAGTCGGGATCAATTGAACAAGATAGCAATGCGGTTGGATTTCTTTGGAACAGTGACCGGCAGAACGAAAGATCAGATATCCGTACTGTGACTTTAACAATTGCCAAAAATCGTGAAGGAGCACTTGGTAGCATTGATTTTCGCTTTTTCGCACCAAAGTTGCAGTTTAAGGTGGCGTATTGAAATGGCTTATCCAACTATGACACTTAAAGAGTTCAATGAGTACATGCAGGAGGGACATTATCAATACTCGCTGTTCATCATTCTGCAGCTTGATGAAGCCATGGAATATTTAAAAAAGGCGCAACAAGCCGATGCTGATATGAAGAAGTTTTGGTACCAATGGGCGTACGTTACCTTGACAGATGCCTTAGAGACGGCTGAGTCAGAATATTATGGGGAAACTAGTGAATATTTACCAACAAAAGAAACTGATCCAGTAACGCGAGCTTATTGTCAAAACACATACGATATTTGGCGAGGATATCTGAAGAAGCTAAATGTGAACTTACCGAAGCAAAAATTTTGAGGAGGCAAAAGCATGATTGAGCATGAGGACGTGAAGCCAGCGTGATAAGGCTAACGATACCTGGTAACCCAGTCCCACAAGGACGGCCGAGGTTCACGCGAATGGGTCATGCTTACGACCCGACTAAATCAAGAAACTACAAGCAGCACGTTAAGAGCGTGGCGTCAGAACTAAATATTGAGCCTCTAAGCGGCCCAATAAGGGTGGCAATGGAAATATACCGTCCGCTCCAAAAGTCTGGCAGTAAGGCCTTAATAAGGCAGAAAAAAGAAGGAAAAGTTAGGCCAACAGTTAAGCCGGATGTAGACAACTACTACAAGTCTGTATCAGATGCGCTTACCGGCATTTTGTGGGAAGACGACAACCAAATAGTCGAAATCCATGTTGGCAAATGGTACAGCGACCATCCACGTATTGAGATTGAAGTAGAAGAGATCGATTAAGGAGAAAAAATCATGAATAAAAAATTGACATTTACAGTAACCGTTTTGGCAGGACTTACGTTTGGAGCCGGTGCAACCGCCATTGCCGACAATGTTTGGCAAGGTCACCAGAACATCGTGGAGACCAAAAACAATATCGACAAATTGACGGCTAAGATCAACGCTTCACAATCTAGCTTGTCAGATTTACAACATCAGTTGTCTGACGCGCAGGCACAGTATGCGGCACTCAAACAGCAATACGACAACGATATGGCAAGCAAGGACGCACAGATTCAGCAAAAGATCGTTGAAGGCCAGCAAGCAGTCGCCCAGAAACAGGCGGAGGTCGACGCTAAGCAGCAGACAATCAATGACCTTACATCACAGTTAGAAGCCGCCAAACAGGCAAACAATGACTTATCACAGGCAATCAAAGACGCACAGAGCATCAAGGACTATTCAGATCAGGCTGTGAAGTCAGTCAGCGCGAAATGAGAAACACTCAAATGACGACCAAATTCACAGCAGATGTCGTTCACAAACTGTTAGGTGTTCGTGAGGCACAGCAGGCACCAGCAGCATTGATGAACATTGTCATGGATCGGCAAAAGCGTAACGAGCTTTTTAAGCAATTCCTAGATGTTAGTACAGACGTATCACATGACTGGTTCTCGCAATATTTCATGAGCGTTCAAGCTGACCGAAAAGACAAGAAACAAGATTTCACGCCGGAGAGCATCAGCAAGCTCGTGAACATGCTAGTTGGATCGAATGACAGTAGCGAGTATTACGAGGTCGCGGCTGGGACTGGCTCAATGATGATTCAACGATGGCAACAGGACCGTTTGAAGCACAAGCCGTGGGACTATCGGCCAAGCATGTATTTTTATCACCTTGAAGAGCTTGGCGATAGTACGTTGCCGTTTATAATATTCAACTGCGCCATTCGCGGCATGAACGCAACAATTGTTCATGGTGACAGTCTAACACGTGCTGCTAGACAAGTATATTTCATCCAGAACGATGAAGACGACTATTTGCATTTCAGCACAGTGAATGTGATGCCACACAGCAAAGACGTTGAACAAGAATTTGATATTCGACAATGGCTAGAGCCTGAACAAAATCACATTGAATCAACAGAGATACCCGCAAGATACAACGAAGTCATTCAGGAATTAGCAGCAGTAAAGGAGGCCGACCAATGAAAACAGGAGACGACACGTTTGATGACATCTACATCAGCAAAAAGACTGGCAAGGTCGTAGGCGTCATGTACGAAGATGTGGACTACAAACTAGTGCCCGTAGAACCAAAGCAAAAAAAGATGAATTACGAAGAAGCACTAAAACGTGCAGAAAAGCTGCTTTCTATGGGCGATTATGTGGACGGTAACGTAAACGAATATGCCAATCTGAAAGCTGTGGCACTTGTTAAGAATATTTACGGGAGAGAGGACGAAAAATGAGCGAAGAAAAACTGTACATGGTAAAGAACGATGAAGGCGAGTATATCGCAGTTACCAATGGCTGGATAGTACACTGGCATGAAAACTCTGGAGACCTTTTTCCCTCTTATCAAAAGGCTAGTAAATTGGCAACCACGCTTGGTGGTCACGTTGTCACGTTCGTTGAGGAATCTGAAAAGGTAGTGCTGACCAAGGAACAAGCAGAAATCGTTGAAAAGGCACATGACAGTGGATATCCGGCAACAGAAATCTTTTCTGGAACTGATTCAGGGGCCGGCGAAGAAGACCGTCTTATGAATGCTTACGTCAACGGCTACACCGTGGAAAAGGAGAAGAAGTATCTAGTATATAAGGAGCTTGGCGGGAAGCAGAAGCATGAGCAGTTTGCTCAGGCGTACCGATCTTCGGTTTATCCCGGAACCGTCTCATGGATTCTTACTAATGAAGTCACCAACGGGTCATTTGCTCAGTTCGCCGAAGCAGAGATTGAGCATTACGGCTTGCAAGACTGCGAAAAAGAAGAGGTGACTGACGATGGCATTCGTTGAGCTTGAAGACGGTAGCTGGATAAACCCTGAACTGGTTGAGCTGATATACAAGAAGCAATTAAACACAGACTTTTGGGCGGCCTCTATGACTAATGGAGATCCTGCCTTAATCACTGACGCCGATCGTGCTCACATTCTGAAAACTGCGGGGTACGTGAGGATCAAAAAGGAGAAAGACGATGAGCAATGAGACGAAGCGGGACGTTTTCGAGGCGGTTTGGGATCGTCTTGTTGGCTATCAGGTGCTCTTCAGTGGCTGGCCTAGGGAAACACTACATGACTACAAGAAACGTTATGCTGCCGCCCTGCCAGATGATCTGCCGGTGATTCCAGAACTGATTGGTAAATATCTAAAGATGTGGAAGCATGATCATGGATACATATTTCAGGCGTTTGATGAGGGCACATCAGCGAGCTTAGATGGTACTAAATGGGAAAGCGTGCAAGATTTGTTCAGCGATGCCAAAGATAGCTTTGACACATTTGCCCGTGCATGGGTGCTAGGTGTCTGGCGTGTTGAGGAAACAGGGGAAATCGTGAAATTGGAGGCGGAGAAATGAGTAAACATTTTGAAGAAATGAGCCAACTAGAGAGGATTGATAAAAAAATGAAATTCAAGATTGTGGGCCGCAATGGCGAAACCAAAATCAAGGAATTCAGGTCTCAGTACGAAGCAGATTTATACTGCGAGCGTCTCAACCATGAGCGGTTGGAACGCCTCGGCTTGATTGAGCACCTGAACACACCAGCAATCGAATTTGAGTAGGAGTACATCACCATGAAGACATACACCAAGCGGCGCTGCAGAAGGAAAGCCAGGATGTATTTATCAATGTGGAACATGGCGAAATCGTGAAACTGGAGGCAGAGAAATGAAGAAAAAGATCAAGCACGCCATTGCCTATGTTCTTTTAGTGTCATGGGCGGGAATCGTCATTTACGGATTAGCCAGTTTAATTTGGGACTTTGTGGATTGGTTTGTTGAGCCGTTTGTCAAACTTGGGATAGTTAAATCATTGACGATCTTGATCTTCGTAATTGGCGTAGGGACAGTTGCATGGTTCGTTTTTTGGTCAGGTGAAAAGCTGGTCAAGTGGTTACTAAAAGAATAGAGGCGGAGAAATGAAACGAGAGATTAAGTTCAGAGCGTTTCTTAATTCTAAATATTATGAGAAGCCGCGCATGCTGTCGTGGGAAGAATTGCTAGAACAGTACGATGCAATAGACATGTTTCAAAGAGACCTGATGACGTTAATGCAATACACCGGACTTAAAGACAAGAACGGGCGAGAAATCTACGAAGGCGATATCGTGCGCACCGGTGAGGACAATATTGGAGATCCTGAGCCGATGATTGGACAAGTAATCATGCGGGAAGGATCATGGCTAATCGAAAATGAGAAAAAGCAAGAGGCAGTTGAACTTTTTAGCGAGATTACAAGCCGTGAAGTCATTGGCAACATCTTTGAAGACAAACAGCTACTGGAGGGAAAACAATGAAACATTCCTACAGAAAGATCTCAATGCTAATATTTCTGATAGCCGCGGTCCCACCAATATTTTTCCACGTGCCAATTGAAGTGCCAATCTGGTCAACACTGACGGCAATATTGTTTGTACTTTGGGATATATCATATTCAATCAGGAAGGCAAAACATGAGCAAAAGTAAGGACGTTGACGTGTATCTTCAAGGCGAGCTGTGTGCCAAGGCCGAGATTGCAACTAAGCTATTGCATGACATTGCCTGGTCTAAATGGACTACTGACGCGATGTCGGCACGTGTCGACCCAATTTACAAGCAAGCCAGGGAGATAGGCTATTGGCTGTTAAACAGTGACGAATGGTACACCGAAAATGAGGACGGGAGCGAAGACAATGACGAGAAAGATTAGCGTGTTTGAGCTTAGATCAAGTGGAGACGTTGACAGTGTGAACCTTTTTTTGAAATTACATCCACAAGCTAAATTAAGCTACACCGGAAGCGATCAGTGCTCATTTAGTGCCCTTGTAATTGCTGACTATGAAGATGATGAAGAGAACGATGAGATGGAGGTAAAGCAATGATTGCCGTCATACTGATAATCTCAGGTGCTGCAATGTGGATGTGGGCTAACTGGAAAACTAAGTAGGAGATGAACAGCTTGGACAGCAAACGAGCATTGGCCGAAAACCTTAGGAAGAATATATACGATCTGAACATGACACAAGCCAAATATGCAAAAGAGATCGGGATACCCATCAACACGCTTGAATATGCAATATCTGGGAAGGGTAGTGTTTCACTTAACACCTTAGATAAAATCGCATATGGAGCTGGGATTGATCCATGGGAGCTCATTTGGTCTCATGAAAGCAAATAAAAAAGCGCACCACGAAGGCACGCCGTTTCCCCAAACTTTTACAAAATCAATTATACCATAAGGAGTGGACGCAGTGGTGCGAGCAACGAGATATTTTAGCCCAATTGATCATGACAAAACAATTGAAAACGCCAAAGAGGTCTTGGGGAACTACTGGCATCACAAGCGGCTCGCTCAACGCACCAAAATAGCGCTCAGAAGCCCCGTGATGGACGGCATGCCCAAGTCACCTAGCTATGGCAACAAAGCCGAGGAAAAGGTAATATCGCACGCTGACGAACTGTACTACGTTGAATGTTGTGAATCGGCAGTTGATGCTATTGAAGATGAGGATTACAGAACGATATTGTCTGAAAGCTACCTTATTCCAGCAAGCAAACGAAAAACAAACGAAGCACTTTTCGATTTGATAGGTGTTGGCAAGACGGCATATCAAGACAAAAAGAAGCAAGCACTAATTGCATTCGGTGAACTATGTCCGCTGGTAAAGCTAGAGCGAACTAATGGCGAACTATATGCGAACTAAGTGCGAACCAACCGACCGTATTTCCGTCATATGATGGTATTGTGCCAAAGGTGAGAAACCTGAGACACCGCGTTTTTCCTCCGAGCCATGGTGATGATAAAGCTGTGGCAAGGTAATCCCGATTTGGAAACCGCGTGCGGCTGTTGGTTCGATTCCAACGCGGGATAGTTCGGGGCCGAAAGGTTACCCAGAACGTAATGTGCTGTATCGTCTGTTACGGCTAAAAGCCACTCTTACCGTTGAGGGGACGATAAACGGACAGCACAGAGGCCGTATTTGGTAAAGCATATGGACGTCATATGTGTGGGTTCGATTCCCACCGGCCTCATTGTCCAGTTTAGCGACCGGACACAGCTTGCGATGACCCCATCTGACACTGGGAGAGCGAGCGGCAACCGAAGGCCTAACGGCTCCATAGGACAACTACCAAGAGGCACGGGAAAGAGTGCACGGGCAAGTTTATCGGGTTCGAATCCCGACGGTTGCGTTGAAGCACTTCACTTTTCGTGAGGTGCTATTTTTATACATAATTTCGGAGGCGAGTAGATGCAATGGACAGATGAACAGATCGGTGACATTAGGAAGCTCGCCTCTGAAGGCTTTACCAGACGAGAGACGGCCGACAAGCTCGGGATTAGCTATGATGCGCTTCAAGGTAAAGCAAGACGGCTTGGTATCGAATTTCAGAAGCCGCTGAAGAATGAATACGATTCAGACGGAACACAATCCAGTGAGACTATCCTAAAGGTTGTCAGGGGTCACAAAATGACGCCTAGAGAGGTGCTGGAAGCTCACGGTTACGATTACACCAAGTGGGAGCTTGTACGTGCCACAAGCAATTACTGGAAGCAGAAACCTGAAGCAACGCTCTTCCAGAGCAAGATACAAATCAGACCGCTAGTCGATGCTGAACAATATGAATCATTGATGAATGACATCATCACACACAAGGAACCATATCAAGCCAAGGCTCCTATTTTTGTGGAATCAGATCGCTATTTAGTCATTCCTGCATTTGACACGCATTTCAACGGTCACACATTCGACGTCTATGCTGAATCTCTTAAACGGCAACTAGAAATCATTCAACGCGGCCACTACGCCAAAATATTGCTCATTCTGGGCGGTGATCTAGCTCACGTGGACAATATCAACTCAACCACAGCAAAGGGCACACAGCTCGAAACAACTGACCTAGGCGAGACCGTGAACGAAATGGAGCAATACTTCGAGACATTGATTGAAGCAATCATTAAGAACGCCAATGAGTGTGAGGTCATGTATTGTGCCGGAAATCACGACCCGTCAGTTGGATATATGTTTGCACGTCTATTGAAACGTGCCTACAGCAACCAGCCGAACATCACTTGGGATATATCACTGAAGCATTACAAAGGTGCAATGTTAGGCCGCAACTTCATTGGTGCCACTCACGGAGACAAGGGCAAGAATAACTACCTTGCAAAATACCTAGATGAGTTTGGCTTCATGTTAGGCACAGCGCAGAATCGCGAGCTGTTTACTGGCCACCTCCATTCAGAGATGAGCAAAGACCTAGGCGGATTCGTTCAGCGTCAAGTATCGACACGCAAGCCAACCGACAAATGGACTGATGATATTGGCGTGGTTGCTCACAAAACGTTTGAGCTGGTCGAATATTCGGATCATGATACGAGGGCGATCTATTATGTCTAAAAACGCAGAATTGCAAGACGCACAAAATAATAAGAATGACGAGTTTTATACGCAATATGAAGATATTGAAGCTGAGATGAACGCTTACGTAAAATTCAATCCCACTGTATTCAAAGACAAGACAATCCTGTTGCCTTGTGATGATCCTGATCGTTCAAATTTTGTTAAATACTTTGTATCTAACTTTAGGCGTTTTGGATTGAAAAAATTAATTGCTACTTCTTACAGGATGAATGCACATGGCAAGAAGCTTGTTTTCACAAAAGCGGGGATTGATAAGAAACAACTAGATGGAAACGGAGATTTTCGAAGCAAAGAAGTTACCGACTTAAAAAACGAAGCTGACATAATTATCACCAATCCTCCTTTTTCACTGTTCCGAGAATTTCTTGCTTGGGTAAATCCTAATGAAAAGCTATTTTCAATAATTGGCAACGTCAACGCTATAACCTACAAGTCGGTTTTCCCACTTATTATGACTAACAATATTTGGCTCGGTGAATCTATTCATTCAGGTGATCGTGAGTTCATGGTTCCAAAAAGCTATCCTCTAAACGCCTCCGGCTATCGTATAGATACCAGCGGAAATAAGTATATTCGAGTAAAGGGTGTGCGTTGGTTCACGAATATCAACTACGGACGTCGTCACCAGCCTCTTAGTCTCATGACCATGGCTGATAACATTAAGTTCAGCAAGCACAAGCAAGTGCGTGGCCACGAGTATGCACATTATGATAATTATGACGCTATCGAGGTTCCTTTTACTGATGCAATTCCAAGTGACTACGACGGTGTGATGGGTGTGCCAATAACTTTCCTGGATAAGTACAATCCAGATCAATTTGAGATTGTGGAAGTTACAGATGGCAAGAATATTGTACAAAGGCCATGTGGTGATGCAAAGGTTGGTGGCCGTAAACTGTATTGCAGGATATCTATAAAGCGAAGAGACATGAGGGCCATTCATTATGTCTAATGGAATGAAGCGAGTCGAATACGGATATGTGAGCCACACAGAACAAGCAATCATTGAGAAGCTATCGAGAGAAGAGAAACACATGCAAGCAATTATCTACACGAAGCCGCACTGTAAAAAGTGCTGGCGAACAGTATATAAGCTATCACGTGTCATGCCAGTGCAAACCATCACAGCAGACGCGGACGACTACGAGCGATTCCGCAAGCTAAATTATCGTTCAATGCCAGTCGTAACAGTCTACAAAGCAGATGGTACCCACGAAACGTGGTGCGACTTGCAGGCTGACAAGATTAAACAATACACGGAGGAATAGACATGCTATTCGATAATGCTAAAGGCCAAAGTAGGCAATTGTCTCACCGTCAGTTGCCTCCACCCGCACCAGTGCTACCAAAAATGGAAGGACGCCTGACAACTCGTGCCACTGCAACTAAGAAATACAAAGACAATCTGATTGCTGATGTGAATGAGGCCATTAATCAAGGAATTAATACTACATCCCCAATCTCAATTGGCGTTGCCAAGTACAATCCAGCAGTTGTTAATGAAGTAATCAGTTTGCTAAATAAATCAGGATGGGATGTTACTAGTCTAAATATTGACGGTAACGGTTCCTATTCGACAATCATATTATCTTAGGAGGAATTATGCATGCTTAAAGTAGTGAAACGACCAAAGGAATACATTGCAATCAAGGTTCCGGAAGTTTGCGAAGACGTTGGGAAAATCGTGCGCGAGGAAGCGAAGAAAGCCGGCATCCGGTTAGACATTACTACGTATTATGCGATTGGTAGGAAATGGGCTATTGAAGTTGGCGTGAAAAACGATGAGGCACAGACTGTCAAACGTGGATCGATTATCGTATGCAAAATTAGCCAAGACGGTAGCAATTATCCTGAAGCGGTTGATGTCATGGGTCAGAAAGAGTTCGACAAGAAATTCAAGCCGGTTGATGATCCAGTAAAAAATTTTAGCACAACAATTAACGTTGATGCTAAGCCGATTTTGGATAGACTTAAAAATATCAAGGCTGAAATGTCTACCAAGATCAAAGGCGTCACGCTATCTGATGATCTAAAATTCAGTGAGTCATTCATTGCAGAGCTAGACAAAGCACTGAACGACTATCAGCAAAAGCAGGAGCAGTCATCGCAGCGTGCAAGCACTCCGCATGTTCGTATCGAATTCGATGACATTAATGATGTGCCACATGTTTGGATTGATGGCAAACGGATTGATAGATCAGATACAGGGCTCGTCAGCGTTTCACTTGACTGGCATACAAAAGAACCAGCGGCAACAGATCATGTTATCCATGCTTATAAAATCGAATATTTAAAGGGGAATCACCGCGAAGGAATCGCTCAGGGGTCTCCGATGGGACCTGATCTCTTTAAGAATGATATCCATGCCAAGTAAGAAGCTCACCTTTATAAATGGCAGACCGCAATTGGTTGATGCCAATGCTCGTGTTAGATCGGAGGCGGATAGGCAGTACAACCGTGTGCGGAATGAGCAGCAGTCGGACTACCTTAAGTTCTATCACAGTAATGAATGGAAGCAGCTGCGTGAGCAGATATTGATTAGAGACAACAGTTTATGCCAACGCTGTGGCCTGCAAGCCTCATTAGTTGATCATATTGTTCCAAGCGAAGATGACTGGGAAGACCGCACGAACGCGGATAATCTGCAGGCTTTATGCAGGGACTGCCACTATTGGAAGACGAGACGTGAGACAACCAAGCGTAAGAAGGGACAGCATCGAGCCATGAAGATTACAGTAATCGTTGGCTATCCAGCAAGTGGCAAGTCAACGTACGTCAAGCGACATCAAGGACAGCATGACCTCGTCTTTGATTACGACCATCTCATGACGGCGTTAACAGGCCTGCCATTACATCAGGGCAATATAGACGCCAATGATTATGTGCAGCTAATCTATGAGCTGATACTGCGGAAGCTTAAAGCAGAGCAGACCTTCGACCATGTATGGTTAGTCATGACATATCCAGATGAGAAGCTAGACACGTTGCTTGCTAGTCGAGAGGTCGAACACATACTCATCGACACTGACCGAGACACATGCATGCAGAGACTGTCTAAGCAAGGTCGAGATGTGAGTCAACTCATCAAAGCGATGAACAAACTTGATGAATTGAAATCACAAAACAAATTTAAAAAATTCAAAGAAATAAAAAATTAAAAAACGAATTTTCGAGAATTTATCGGGCGACTTCACGGGTTGGAAACGGCTAGACCCCCTTCCATTTTTATCGGGGGTTACATCTGTCTCTTATACACATCTGACGCTGCCGACGAAGGCTTAGGTGTAGATCTCGGTGGTCGCCGTATCATTA